AATCGCCTTCTAGGTAGGTTTTAACGCCTTCTTGCGTGTAATGCTCATATAAGCCTTTGCGTTCTAGGGCTGTCTTATGGCTATGGTGTGCGTGACACAGGGATTGGAATAGATTTCTGGTGAATGCCTGTTCGCCATACTGCTTCCAAGGAAAGACATGATCAATATGTTTTGCTGTCTCTACTCTGCCATCAACTAAACAGGCTTGGCATAGGGGTTGTCTGCTTATTTGTGTGCGCCTAATTGCTTTCCACAACGGGGTCTGATAGATCGTGTCTATCTCTTTGATATATTCCTTACCGCCATGATCTAAGCAGTAGCCGTTCAGTTTGCTTCTGGGATTCTTGCAACCTAGATGATTGCACTTCTGATTGAATGGTGCGGTTGGCATCTTCTTTGTACCCGTGTGCATATGCCGCCCGTGCGACCGCCAATGCTTTGGCTTTACTGGTGAATGGTCCTTTGCTTCCCCACATCCAGCCAGCCTTGGTGTGTCTTAACGGCATTACTTCAATTCTTTTAATTGATACTTAGTCTGGCTTACAAGCATTCTGATTTCATCAACTGCATTCTGTAACCATGATTCTTGTGGAAATCTTTCCTGTTTGCGTAAGGTATCTATCTCCACACCCAACGCCAAGAAGTAGGGATAGGGTTCGCCAATAGGGAATACATACCCGTCTGTTATGTCATGCAGTAATCCATATTCGCCTTGGAATCCTTCAACAAAGGTATCGACCAGATCAACAATGCCATCATAAAAAAACTGTAAGGCTTGATGGTCGCTTCTACTGTGGGTCATCCAATGTTTCAGATGTGCAGTTGTACGCGCATGAAGTAGGCACATAACAAACTGCATCAACGGGTCATCAGTTGGTTGTTGCGCTTCTACGCTTGCTCTGAATTTAACCATGTATCGCCCTTTGGTATAGGCACATCAGATGCCCATTTGTTAGTGTCTAAAAGAATTCTAACTGTTCTGTGATGTGCGTTCAACCACAATTGCTGTCGCTGTTCTTTGGTTAGGTTCTTGCCTTGGTCTATTTCGTAATGGCAAGTCTGACATAGGGCGGCTATCAAGTTGTCATCTGCCTTTATCCCTCTGCCCTTGCCACCGCCCCAATTGGTATGTGCCGCCTGTACGCCATAACCAGACCCACAACTTTGGCAATCTAATTCTGCAACTGCCCTCAATAACTTGAGACTACGAATGTATTTGTGCTTGGGGCGCATTAAGTGACTTCGACCACATCTTTGCCATGACTGCGTAAGTAGTTGCGGGTTTTTTCGATCATATCTTCATAGACCGATCTAGCCACGCTGACACGCTGAAGGTCGTGCCATTCAAATACATTCTGCAAGGCTTTGATGCCCAATCCATCCAAACCCATGCGCTTGGTTGTCTCATAGCGTTTAGCCGACTTATAAAGGCTTTCTTGTGCTTGTCTGCAATCTTCCAATGCTTCTGCGCCAATTCCATTCTTTCCAAATGTTTCGCAGATATTCATCATGTCGGTTAGCAATCGCCAATCTTCTATCGTGCCTTTACCCATACGCATGGATTCCAACGCAGACAATTCGCCAAGCCTTAACTTATCTAATGCGGTTTGATCTGTGATTCTTGCGCCAGCAATAGCGTGTGCTACTGGGTTTATTTTTGCCCAGATTTTGCGTTTAGTGCGTTTTTTCATAAGTAATTCCGTTTTGTGCGCCCCATGCCAAAAGCCATTCAACAAATCCCGTTGCTTCTTCTTTAGAAAACTTACGGCTTTGCAACCCAAGTTGAACAATACCCGTGCCATCAAGACTTTGGACAAATCTGCCAGTAGGCAAACCAGCATCTTTTGAGTATTGCCATATAAGAAATCTTTTCCAATCTTCTTTGTCCCACTTAGCACCAAGATGCGTTGCTTGTCTTGCAATATCTCCAATCAGCGCGTGATACATCTTTTCTTGTTCACGGCTTTTTAATGTAGGTGTTACTTCACGCATTTCAACATCCGCAAGGCGGCTTCTGGGGTATCGACCCGCGCCAGCCCGTCACCACACCAGTTTTCAAAAAAGTCTTTTTGCAGTTTGGTTAGTTTGCTTTTAGAACTGCTTTTGATTTCTACCAGCACAGTCCTATTGTTATATCCGACCAGAAGATCAACTGGCAATCCAATTATCCAAACATAAGCACCAGCCGCCCGTAACGCAGAAACTACTTGTTCCTGATTCATGTCCACACGCTTTGCTCTCATATATGTTTCCAATAAATTCCACGAATTGCTTTTTGCATAGTATCTTTAGAAACGCCAAATTCATTTGCTAATTGCTGATATGTAAAACCACCATTTTTATATTTTTCTCTGGCTTCTAATACTTTTTCTTTTGTCAATAAAGATTGACCATTGCTTTCACCTTTGGCTTGTCTATTTTTTTTAAATTTATCTGCTTGGTTGTCTGCATGAGAACCTAAAACTAAGTGATTTGGATTGCAACATTTAGGGTTATCGCAAATGTGCATTGCAATTAAGCCATCAATATTTTTATTAAAAGTTAATTCGTATGCAATTCTGTGAGCCATTGCATTAAAACCATTTTTACGAAATCTTCCGTAACCCCATTTATTTAATTTGCGTGTCCAAAGCCAACATTCACTTTCAGATTTTTTTTCAACCATAGACCAAAAATCAGGTTGTTTAACACCAGTCTTAAGTTTTGGTACATCAAAGCCAAGTTTTCTAGCCTTGTATCTTTCAACCCGATTAGATAAATCAAAATCTTCAATTGTTTTCATATTGACCTTACAAATTTACGCAATCATAGCATCTATTTGTAGGCTTCCATATACATTTCATGGAATGCCCAGACCACCAGCCAATCCCACATAAGGTTTGGGCAGTCATTGACACAGTAGTAATGCGCCATCAATAGGCAATATTCTTTAGTTGGCTTTTTAACTCTTGACTTCATTTTTTACCTTTTTTTTGCGTTTGTGTATGGGACATGATTTGCAATGAACCTTTGGTCTGGATTGGCAAACCCCTAAAACTTCGCATTTGATTCTTGGCTTTGACCAAAAGATGGGAATTGCCCAACTGGTTTTAATCTCCATTTTGTAATTCCTTAATTCGTTTTGCAATCAAGATACCTAGACCATCCCACTCTTTCTCCAGTTGTCGCGTCATGTAACGCGCATGGTCTATCGTTCCCTTGTTCATAGCCATCAGCGCGTAATGGTTCACCAAGTGGTCTAGATAAATCCCCTGTCCATTCCAAGGCTTCATTTGTGAGAGATAAAGACAAACTACTTTCTCCCGATCTGATTTGATCAAGGATTGCACGGGCTTGTATCTTGTTCATATATTTCCATTCCGTAATTGTTTATTTTCTTTTCGTTTTCGTAATTTGTTATTTTTTTCAATCTATTTTTTTTGAATGGTTTGTAATTTACATGATGATGCCAACGATTAAATTTCCATACAACTTTTGCAACATCTGGGTGCATATCTTCTAACATTTTTGATTTGTTTAAAGTGCCTTCGTTTTCATAAAATTCTTTAGTGTTTCCACCTTTGATTTTTTGCGTAGACATTTTCCCTTGAAGAAATGCATTAAATTGAACTGTGCATAAACCATCTTTTAATGCTCTTAAGGATAAATCTGTATCTTCGTTGTATCTACCACGCCAACGATATGGAATGTTATTTCTAATCAATAAACAACTATAAATCCTTGTATTAAGTATAAAAGGCGGTCTAGATTCATTGGCTGGATAAAAGTTTGAATAATTTAAACCAGCAATGGCAATGTTTGAATAACGCAAAACAAAATCTTCACAGGCATAAAAATATGTGCCATCTGCACAACTAATTTTCATATTGTTGTTAAATCGTTCAAAACTTTCTATGTTGTCATCCATTACCCAATGCCATTCAAATCCATTTTCCATTGAATGTTGCCATGCAAAGTTTCTTGCTGGTCCAGCACCAGTTCTTGTATCTTCATCTTTCCAAAAAACATCATATTCTATTTTGTATTTTTCTGGCAATATCAAAACTTTTTCTTTGCCAACCAATTCGCAATATTGTTCATATTCTTGTTGTTCAACAATCATATAAAACGGCACTTTCATTCTGTTTAATGATGCGCTAGTAGGATTTTTAATAAATCTACCTTTGCTAACAATGTAAACAGGAAATCTTGGGTTTGTTGGTTTAGAAGAAACATAATGGTATTTACTGCTTTTTTCTTTTAATGGATACCATGCCTGTTTTTTTGTAATTTCTTGTTCACCATCAAAAACTTTGTTTGTGTGATAAACATATTTTTTTAATAATTCATTAAATGTTTCAAAATCAGTCTTGTTTCTAAATTTAAATGTTGCCGTAATTTCTGGTTCTGGTTGGCTAACATTTTTATACTCAGGCATATTTATCCAATCATCTGCTATTGGATTTTCTAAATCATCAAAGATTTCTACCTGATAAAAGTTTTCAATGTTTTGTGTTTCCATTAAAAAGCATCCTTATTCCACCATTGCGGTACTTCAACTTCTTTGGGCAACACTTCTGTTATCACGCGCTTAAACGCTGGCTTTTCAGTAGTCCATTGGTGTTCTGAACACTTGGGCTTGTCTCCGCTTATGTGAACTGTCCAACGCTTACTGCATCCAGATACAGAACACATAAGGCGTTGCACTTCGTCAAATTCAGAATCATCTTTTTTGCTGGAATATTTATCTTTGAATGACATTATTTTCTCCCGTTATCGTATTGACCTTCAACCACTTTCAGAAAATTGGTAGGCATCATTAACCAATCAAAACTGGCTTTCCAGACCCGACCATTGCGGTTTTGTGTTCTGCCTGACAGGAAATCAGACTTATGCACTTGCTGGAATATTTGCCTAAATATTGTTAAGCCTTCTTCTTTGGTCTGTAAGTTGTCTTCAGCATCTACATCCCGCCAGCGACTTACCAAATGTTTTTTCCTTGTGTCGTTCAGCATTAAAACCCTTGGTAGGCTTTTGCATTCTTGGTGATAGAGATTTAATAATTCTTCTGTTGGACAACTTATGCGTTTGGGGTTGACAACCGATTTATCGGTTTCAACGAATAACTCTGTCTCTTTCTCTTTCTCTAACTCTGTCTCTGTCTCTGTCTCTGTCTCTGGTGCATCATCTTGATATCTTGTTGATATCGCATTGATATCATCTTGTTCCAGCCAATGGGACAGTTTGATAATGCAAACTTCTGTTTCTTTTTCAGATAATCTTAATCTAAATGCCAGTTGTTTAAGGGCTGGAATGTTGCCTTCATCTTCGCTGGCAATTAGCCATAGCATTACCAAAACTTTTGATGCCTGTGGGTCTAATTCGTGCCATTCAATATCATCTAAAAGATCACGATATAACTTTACCCAAGGCGGTTTTCTATCCTTGAAGTGCTGAAACTTATTCCAATTTTTGATTCGCATTTAGCAAACTCCGCGTAACTCCCAGAAAAGAAACAACGGCAGAGGGGGAGTTCCTTTTTCGGTACGCTCATGACTTCGTACCTAGCCGTGTCTCAAAAATTATACTGCGAACCACTCAGGCTTCAGTAATTTCAATTGCCAGATTCTTGACTGTGGCACTTCTTTCCATTGCGAAACTGCCGCTTGGCTAACGCCAATGAGTTGTGCAAGTTTGTTCTGTGAACCAGCCAGTTTGATTAAGTCTTGTTTAGTCATACGCTAAATTATACATAAGGCATCTAACTTTTAAAGCATTTTAATTTGTAAAACTTTTGTTTCTTGTAATATTTCTTATAATTTATTTCTGAAAACAATCTATGTTATAGACCTTATGCTTTACTTGGGTAATAAGTTTACTTATATAATTCATCATCCCCAAAGCAATAGTGCGGAGGGTCTTTAAAAGGAAATTACATATGCAAGCAACTAAACAACTTCGCGGTAACTGCCAATGCTGTGGTCGTGACCAAGCCGTTAAGAATGGCAAGATGGCTAAACATGGTTACACAAAAGAACACGGCTGGTTCAATGGTGTTTGCTCTGGTGAGTTTTTTGCACCTATCCAAGTTAGTCGCACACAGACCGACAAAATCATTGCTGACATTAGCGCAGAAATTCCACAATTGCTTGCCCAAGCAGAACAAGTAGTGATGGGCAAATTATTGCCAGCAGTTGTTGTTACTGGTCGATACAACCAAAAAGTAACCATCCCTTACGCAGAAGCAACTACTTATGACCAACGCCATGCCCGTGATCAAATGGTTTGGGAATTACGCAATCGCGCAAGTGCTGGCAAAACATTTATTGAAACTATGGAAAGAATTGCTAATGAATACCACGGCAAGCCATTATCTGAAGTTGCTAAAAAAGTAGCACCAACACCAGTTGGCATCAATGAAGTAAAAATATTAAACGGCAATCGCATTGTTAGCGTTCGCGTTGAAGGCGGTTCAGTTTTTTACAAGCCAGAAGGTATAAATACTTCATGGTCTATGTATGTATCAACAACAAAGTGGAGAAATTTAGCAACTGCATAAGAATGGGGCGAAAGCCCCTTCTTAGGGTTTGTCCTATAAATTATTTTTGCATAAATGGTTTTAGGGCTTAATCTTTCTTATAATTATTTATCCCCAAAGCAATTCCGCAAAGGGTCTTTTAAAAGGTAATTAACATGAAAACATTAGATAAATTATTAGCCACCCGCCCTTGGATAGCCTTCATTGATGATGAACGCGCAGAAGGTAACAGCATTATTGTTACGCTTTACAACGGCTATAAATTTGCAGATGAATTTGATTGTGGTGTTCGCGGTTTTGATTCTGTAAAAGATTGCGAAAGAGATACACGCAAAAGCAATATAGATATTTCATTATTCCTTCAGTCAAAAGGGGTAACAGCATGAAAATCATAGAAGTTTATTTACAAGAAGAAAAGTTTAATCCACGCCTTAATTGCACAGTATCAGGCGCATGGGTTGCCAGATACGAAAATGGCATTGAAGTGGCTATCTGCCGTGACTACGAAGCATCTACCAGCAAAGAAGCATTGTCCATCTTGAATCAAGATGTGACAGCATGGAAACATGATGCACCATTTAACTTACAGTTTTTGGGCGCAGAACCAGCACAGGCTGGTCAAGATTATTAAACCAAACGGGGCGCAAGCCCCATTAAGGAATTTTATGAACTACGCAGACGAACACCCAGAACTATCCCAAATGTTGCTTATGTATGCGGATGTAATCCCGCTTGATTGTTTCTTTGACCGCTACACAGGCAATCTTCACTTTGCTTATTGCAATGGCATAGAAATAAACGATCTATTGCGTGATTCAGTTATCAAGATTCTTGAAACCGAATATATGGCAACTGTTCGCAAGTGGGCAGAACAACAACGCATTGATGATGCGACCGATTCCGCAATTGATAAATGGCAAACTCAACAACTTGATAAGGCGATACACAAATGAAACATCAGAACTACACCCAGAACGGCTTAGATGGTCCATACAAGCCAACAAAACCAACCTTGGCTGACCTTACCCTACTGTGGCTTTTTGGGGTCGCAACGGGCTTTGTGATCGCTTTACTTGCAACGGGAAATTAAATGAAGAATTTAGCAACTGCGCTGGTACGCGCTCAGAAAGAGTTTGCACCAGCACTTAAAAACTCAGTCAATCCCGCTTTTAAAAATAGCGTAACTGGCGGTCGGTATGCCGATCTAGCATCTTGCATTGATGCGGTCATGGATGCGCTTAACAACAATGGAATTGCGCTTATTCAGAAGTCTTATGAATGCGTTGATGCCATTGAAGTGGAAACTATGTTTATCCATGAATCTGGCGAAATGCTTGAATGTGGAATCCTTCGCTTTCCAACCACCAAGAATGACCCACAGGGCTTTATGTCGGCTTTGACCTATGCCCGTAGGGGTTCGCTTATGGCGGCTTGCTGTATCGCCCCAGAAGATGATGATGGGGAATCCGCAATGCCTAAAGAATCAGAAAAACAAACGCTAACTGACAAACGCTTTTCTGATGCTATTTTGCGAATCAAAGAAGGCAAATACACCACAGTTCAATTGCATGAACAGTTTGCACTTACCAAACAACAAAATGAATTACTTGTAAAGGCTTTAGCCAATGCTTAAATTCAGACCGCACATGATTGGGGAAATAATGACCGACCCCAAAGGCAAAGATGAAATCCTGTCGGTCGGGGCTAAAACCACCATCATCAAAATGGCAAAGGAATTTGTCTATGGCTTTGATGAAAAGATTACTAGCAAATACATGACCAAAGGTATTGATGTTGAAGACCAATCCATTGGACTGCTTAATTCTGTTTTGTTTAGCAATTACAAAAAGAATGAATTAATGCTGGAAAACGATTGGCTGAGAGGTACGCCAGACCTTATTTGTGATGATGGTGTGGTGCGCGATATTAAATCTTCTTGGTCGCTTACTACCTTTCCTTGTCTATCCGATCTGGGCAAAGATAAGGGCTATGAATGGCAAGGTCGCGCTTACATGATGTTGACCAATTTGGATAAGTTTGAACTGTGCTATTGCTTGGTTAACACACCAGAAAACTTAATTGGCTATGAAGATAAAGCCTTGCACCAAGTCGACCACATCAATCCAGAACTGCGCGTGACCCGTGTTTTCTATGAACGCGATCTGGCATTAGAAGAAAAAATCAAAGTCAAAGTAGAAGGTGCGCGAGACTTCTACCAAGAAATCGTAAAACAAATCTCCGCAGAACACACTTTTTGAAAGAAACAAAATGTCTAAAACTCTTAAACTTGTAAAAGCATCTGTCGGCAGTTATACCGACAAAGACGGCAAAACAAAACAACGCTATCGTGTGATTGGTAAGGTCATTGATCTTGGCAATGGCGGTCAGATGCTTGCCCTTGATTTAATGCCTTTTAATAATTGGGATGGCACGGCTTTTTTAAACGACCCAGAGGAACAGGGCAATAGACCTGATGATGTTGGGTTTTAATCAACAATATGTAGATGTTCCGCTTTCCCCAACTGAAATTTCAATCTGTAATTACATTGGGAAAATGCGGAATCATATAACAAGTCAAAATGCAAAAGACCGCCAGCAAGACAAAAAACAAGATGGTGTGCAAATATCCATTAATGGCGTATTAACCGAATATGCCGTGTCTAAGTTGCTCAAATTGCATTTTGATTTGAACTGTGATTATCGAAAATTTGGGACTGACCTTATAAGCCATAAAGGAAAGTTAATTGATGTTAAGTGCGCCAGCAAAATCGGGGGAAATCTAAATGCAGTTGGATGGTCTGGGACTAAGCCTGTGGATGTGTTTGTGCTGACAGAACTGCATTCCACTTGCGTTAGGGTCATTGGCTGGATTCCACGCAAAGAATTCTTGGTTGATGAAAACCGCATTGACATTGGCAACGGGGAATATTATTCTGTTAAACAATCTGAGTTAATACCTTTTGAAAGTTATAAATGAATAGACCAATAAACATTTCTGTACCTTATCGCTATGCAACTTCTGAAGAATTAGAAGCCTTCAACGAAATAGAACGCAGAAGCAAAGTCAAACAAGAAATCATCAATAACCCAAGCCAAGAAGCCAAGTTGCGGATTGAAGTTGCATTGCTGACAGAATGTGTACGGGCTATGTCTGACCGAATTACTGCATTGGAAAAGAAATGACCAATAGAGAAATACTTGTCAACTTTATGCGTGATGTTCTGCGACCAAGAACACTAGAGGAAATCATTAACAAAGAATTGCGTGAAGCCTACATTTCCAAAATGCAAGCAGAGCAATCACTTGAGTACGCCACCAGCGTTGTTGAATACAACCGCCAAAGAATTCGCAGACTTGAAGAAAGACTTAAAGAATTGAGCCAATATGCTTGAAAGTATATTAACCATTATTGCCCTGTTAATAACTGGCGCGTGTGTGGGCGTAGGCGTAATAATCGCAGTCCTATGGTTTAGCGTAGACAAAGATTAAGAAAGACAAGATATGAAAATACAAATCCTTGCGTTAGTTCTGCTAACTGGTTGTGCGTCAAAAATAATTGTTGACCCTAAATCCAGCACCAATCCAGCAAACTATTTTGCAGACAAAGTGGAATGTGAAAACATTTCAGAACAAGTTAGTTATGGCGAAGAAATGGGAAAATCAGCCGTTATACAAGGCGCAGTATCGGCTTTGTTTACGGCATGGTTGGCGCGTAAAAGTGGAACAATACAAGTTAGGTCTGCCGCGCAAGTTGGCGCAATTTCTGGCGGGGTTGTTGGTGCTGGGTCTGGCGCACACGCAACATACAAGCGTAGAGATGCAATTGTCAGGCAATGCCTAATCGCTAGAGGTTACAAAATACTTGAATAGTTATACGTTCTTATTGTATTCTTCTTTAGACAATAGCCCAATCGCATATTTGCTTTGCGGTCTAAAGATGGTAAGTTTTTGCCCACGCATTTCTGGTGCAAAACTTATATGTGTCCAACTAGCGTATTCGTGAATCATTTGGTCAAACTGGATGCCAGATGCTTCAATGGCTTTACAAACTGCCAATGGGTTTCCAAAGTCTTTACAAACAAAATCAATTGCCCATCCATCCATGTGGCTGGAAACTTTAGAGCCACCCACCGCCACATTGACTTCTGGCAGACGCAACCAAGAATTGACATGGATAGACTTGCCCAACAAGGCGCGTACCTTTTCCATGCCTTCTGATGCCTTCTTCATGTTTTCCAACTGCAATTCTGATGGCTGGTTGTTGATACCTAGACGGGATGCAGTCTCAGAAAATGTGGCTTCTTCCAGCGTAAAGTGTTCTGTTAAGTTCATTTCTTAGCCTTCATGTCCATAATCTTTTCTAGCGTTCTGCCGCCAAAATAAAACGACATGATCAACATTCCCCATTGACCAAGCAATTCAACATAGTTGTTGTTAACCTCAATGTCCCAAGCAGACATCATGGCAAAGGTTGTATAGGTCAACAAAATAAAAACCAGCGTCATAGGGCGAATGTTCTTTGACAGCCACGAATCAGAACCCATGTCTGCTTTAAGCCGTTCAGTCAATTCATGCGCTTCTGCAACATCAGCATTAAGTTTGGCTAACTCGCCATTTTGTTGCATCTCCAGCAGTTTCAATTTTGCTTGCTCTGCTTGTGCGGGGTCTGGAAATACTTTATCAAGTATTTTTCCACCAATGTCTATAAGTGCAGTTAGGGGTAGCATCATTTTTCCTTTAACTGGTGTATCAATCTGTTAATCTGTTTTTCTTTTTTCTCTATTCTTATTTCTGCTTTTTGAATCTTTATCCACATCATAATAATCACAGGCGTAATGATCAAGATGATAGAAAGAATCACGCAAAGCATTATCAAAATTCCACGATAAATGAATTTATCCATACCGCATAGAGCCAAGAAACGATAAGTAGAACCATAAACAATCCCATGCCAAGTTCAATCTTTTCTTGCCTAAACCTTTCTTTCTTGTAGGCTTCGCGTTGCCTTCTGATTCTTATTTGCTCTTTTCTCTTTTGTTGTTCGGATTGGACTTTAGTATAAATTTCATTGTAGTTATCCCATAGTGGACCAAGTTGGGATGGGACACCAGCCCCACGCATCATCCCGCTTAACTTTACATAGAACTGATCTAACTCATTCTTATAAACGCTCAGTTCCAAAATATCTTCTGGCTTTGGGTCTGCACTAGAAAATATTTCTTCGTACTTAACTTCTACATATTCTGTAAGTGTCTTATGGTTTCTAAAGAATTCACCTAAGTGTCCAATAAATTGCTGGACAATTTCCCGTTCGTTGGGAATGTGGGTTTTATAAGTTTCCTTCTTTTTCTCCACAGGCTTGGCTTCTGTGGTTGGCTTTGGTTTGCTAAAGAACCCTGTAAAGAACCCCCAGATTGACTTTGCGTCATTGGTAATTGTCTTAATGTCATCCGTTGCCTGTTTTATTTTTTTTACGGCTACCTTGCCTTCATTTAAGGCGTTACAACAATAGGTAATGCCGTCATAGGCAAGTTGCAATGCCTTGAATGCCGCGCCAATTGTGAACGGGTCAATCTTTAACCTCTTTGTAGATTTGGTAACACTTCTGGATTATCAACAATAACGTGTAGATAAGGGTTGCCCAAATAAGCACATCCGATACGGGATACCCAAAAATAGACGCTATGGATACGCCAACTGGCGGGGTTGCTTTGACCGCTATTGCCGCTAATGTTTCTTTGCTGTCAGTCATCTTTACCCCGCAATTTAATTAGGGGAAAGTATATCAAAGACACTTAAATACTTCACGCGCTGAGACAAATGTTTCTTCATTGTGGTCGTAGGCTTCCCACCAAAGAAACTGATTGCCAGCCAAATACTTTCGGTCTTTTAAAAGGTTAGTGTTCTCTGGATGCCCGTAGATTAAAGGGTCGCTGACCGACCACAGGACAATGCCTTTCTTTCCCTCTATCCAACCGAGGTGCTGAAAGAAACTATCGCAAGAAATCCAAGTGCGACATTCACGCAACAATTCTTTTAGTTGGCTTATGGGCAAGCCCTTTCTAAAGTCATCCACCAACTGCGCTTCGCCTTCCACACCAATTTGCACAATCGGTTCTTCAATCATGGATATAAGTTCTTCCCAGAATGGATAGTTCTTGGGGTTTGTTTTGCCGTTGTTAAGTGGTCTTGAATAAGGTGAAATGACTATCAAAGATACATCCTTTCAAATGCTTTTTCTAGGCTTTGTGACCATTTCCATTTGTCCATTTGCCCATAGATATTCCATTGATCAATGTTGCCAAATATAGAATACGCTTCTGCTATGGATTTTCCCTCTACAACATCTGGATAGCAAGTAAAAACTAAAGGCTTCTTAATCTTTGGCAAGACTTTGCTGAACACAATATGGTCACCCAGACCACAGTTAAGCACCACAACTGTGTAATCTTTAAACTGAATATGTGTGCGAAATATCTTTTCGTCATGCTCATACATTTCCCGTTTTGTCTCGCTACGAATGCCACCGCTAGGGTTCTTTAAATGCCACGATACCGCATTGGATACCGCGTAAATCCCGTAACCCTTCTTATGCAATCCATAGGTGAATAGAGTTTCTTCCCTGTGCGCCACACGCGAAAGATTTAGGTTGTAGTCATAGACACCAGACCGATACAAAAATGAACAATGCAGATGTTCAACCTTTTTGTAGCCTTCAATCATTCCCCATTGGATATTTGGTTCTAAGTCTATTAAGTCAATAATGCCAGATACCCTAGATGTATCCATGACAGGCGGGGTTAGTATTGAACCACCTACTGCGCCAACTTTGTCAAAGAATTTTGTAAAAGAATATAGGCGTTCAAGCACATTAGGTTCTGGTATTGCATCATCATCTACGCGCCAAACCCATTCATAGCCCATGCTATTTGCCATCTGGTGAATGTGGTGCTGACCTTGTTTGCCAGCATAAATCCATTCCCAAGCAATTCCTTTAATGTCTAGCATCTGAAAGAAATGCGCGTATATAAGTTCATTCCGCATATCTTGCGGTTCGTCATTGTCATCAAAGATGATTAACTTATCTACCTTATGTGTCTGATTAATGATTGCTTGAAGTGTTAAAGGCAAAGTCGTAAAGTACCGACCCCGCGTAGCCACAGAACAAAGAATCATGCATCCCACCTACAAATCATCAAGTTACATGGATTGGTTTGAGTTATCTGTTGTGGCTGGTTGCTGATTTCCCCCTGTTCATTGATGTAATGAAACTTAAAGTCTGGGAAATTAGATTCGTTCAAGCCGTGCAGTTTGTGATGTGGACCCCAGAAACCAAATGGTTCATTCATAGGCACAGTTATCAATAATCGCTTGCAATGCTTCTTCAGTATTTCCACAACTTCTAACCCGTTGTCCAAATGTTCAATAACTTCAAACGCCACAATGGTGTCGTAATGTTCCATTGGGAATTTGTTTATGTCTGCATTGACAAACTTTGCGTTGGCGTTCCAGCCCTGTTCTGCCGCAACTTCCACAATGATGGGGTCATAGTCCACGCCCGTGTAGTCAATATCTTGTGGGAAAAACTGTATGCCATACCCACTAGAACAACCAATCTCCAAAATCTTTTTGCCAAGTAGGTTTTTTTTTGCGTAGTTGTATCGGGTTACTTCCCTTGGATAAACCCCGTCACCCTTTAGGAAAACCGCCCGTTCCCAATAGTTAGACAGTCTCCACCTATACCAATCAAAGTTATATTTCTTGGCAAGTTTTAGTGAATTGCGTAAAAAGATGTTGTCCCAACCCTGTACCAAATCAGGGTCGTGCATTGTGCCTTCGCCCTTGTGGTAGATAGGAAAACCGCCCGTGTATTGGATGCCTTCCCATTCTTTGTTTAGCACTTCAATAACTTCAAAGCCAGCGCGTTCCGCTTCAATGCAAAACTCTGTGTCTTCCCCACCGCCTACGCCATATTCTTCATTTAGAAAACCAAGATGGTCAAAAACTTTTCTATGAATCATCACGCAAAAGAACACGGCAAAGTCATGCGCGGCTGGTTCTGATGCGCCTTTGATGATGCAAGATATTCCGCATTTGGGATATTTTTCAAATGGCTTGTCAAACAGGCGTAGCCAATAGTTCTGTTCCTGTTCTAAAAAAACTGTATCGTTGTTTAGCAAGATGATGTATTCACCCGTGCTAATCTTGATACCCTCATTGGTTGCCTTGGCATAACCCAATGGTTTATCACTCCATGTAACGCGCAGATGCGGTATCGCGGAATGTAAATAGTTTAAGTAGGCTTGCGTGTTATCTGTGCAACCATTGGCAGACACAACCAATTCGACTTGGTTCATGTCTGTGTATTTGATTATGGAATCTATACAGGGTTTAAGATATTTTTCGCAATGGTTGTATGTGGGTATTACTATGCTGTATTTCATCTTGTCTTTTCTTAGGGTTTAGGATATTTTGCCTTAACTGCCTGACAATCGGCAATGTATTTGTCAATCTGTGCTTGGTCACCTTTGGCGCTCATGCTAATTGCTCCTCAGTAGGTCTAGCAAGGGTTGGGTGTTCCCACTTGGCTATGTAATCGCCTTTGCCGTCAGAGTCGTTTTGTAATGTGATTACAGTCATGAAGTCTTTGTCTGTAAGTTCTGGGTATAGGGTTTTTATTTTGTCGTATAGCATCATGCGCCCCTAATCATTGCGGCTTGGAAATATGGATTTGCTGGCGTACTTACTTGAGTATTTTGTGCAGAACCAGAACTTTGATAACAATAAAGTTCAACATAATCCGTTGAGCCATTTAAATAAACCAAAGCACTTACCGACATATAACTATAAGAGGAAACCGTTGATGACCCGCTACCATCTTTAAATCTACTTCCATTTTTATAAATACCAACAAAACTATTTGCAGATGTAATAGCACCAAATAACACAGCACCATTTACTTGATAATATCCAGCGACAGTTGGTGTAAAACGATAATTTGTAGCGTTATCAAAGCAATTTGCAGTATCAAATTCTTCTGTGTTGAATTGAAGTTTTGTAAATGTAGCATTGCTAATCGATTGATTACCGCTTGCATAAGCACTAAACGCTGGCATATTGCCACTAACCATCATTGTTCCAGTAGCGTCTGGAATCGTGATAGTCTGATTAGAGTTTGTAGAAGGGCCAGCCAAGGTCATTGTTCCTGACCCTGTTGCGCTTGCTGATGGGATTAGTGCCGCCATTATTGTGTTCCTTCGTCTGCGGGAGTAGGCGTGTTGCCTTCAGCCACCCACTTTAAATAGGCTTGGTAGTCTGTGTTAGCGGGGTCAAATGGGATAGCCGTGTTAGTGTCTGTTTTTAAAACAGAATAAATTTCCCCGTTAAGCGTGTTTTTTAAAAGTTTATACATCCTATAACTCCGCTGTTATTAAACCACCACCACGATAAGAAAGTGGTTGTCCTGTTGCCGAACTAGTGGAAAGACTTGTCCCATCAAAACTAATAATTTGATTGGAATAATGAAAGTTATTATTTGTTCCCGTTGACACATCATTTACGCCAATAATAGAATATTGGTTTCCACTTAAAGAAACAGATGGTGTTGCCCTCATTGTTACTGGCATGCTGTACCAAACTCGACCATTTGTTGCGTTGTAATTAGCACCCCAAGGGCCAATAATTCCAGTTCCAACACCAGAAGCGTTTACGGGTATTACACAGCAGTACCTCTGACACAAAGCCAACTCAGTACCATAAGGTCTGTAATCAAAACTCGTTGCGGTACTGCCTTTTTCTAGTTGTACGCCTGTGATGTAGAAGGTTGCGCCATTTGTGCCGACTACGCTTGTTGCGCCTGTTGTACCAAGACCGCCAGTTGTCCATGTTCCCGCTGTGTTGCTGTAAGTAGAGCCAACACCTAAACCAAAATCTAGTTCAACACCAATACTATTATCAGTAGACCATGTTCCAGTAGTATCACCAGCAATAGTCACAGATTTTTGCTCCCAAGTATTCGCAGAACTTATTGTGTAACTTGCGGGGTATAACCTATTACCAGCACCATTTCTAACAACAAATCCAAATGTTCCAGTTAAAGAACTACGAACCCAAAAAGAAACAGTAATAGGAGATGCGCCAGCCGCACCCCACCCTAAATCTGCCGTATTAAAACCTTCAATTTTTTGTGTAATGAGGTAATAGTCTGTTGCACCCAATGAGGTTGCCGCAGAAGATGTGACTAATAAAGATTTTGTAAATCCTGATGGCGCAGTTGAGGATTGCTGAACAGTAAATTTAGAACTTACAGAAGCCAACATCTGCCATCTGTCTAAAGAATAATTAGACCCCGTAGCCGTAACACTAGCCCCCGCATTACGCTGGTCAATCACCATTGCGGAATTTATCAGCCTATTTTTAAACCCATACAAACCAGACGAACTCACTCCGTCTGAGGTTGTCATCTTGTCTGCGTTAATCGTGCCGTAGGGCATAGTTATCCTTTACAAAACTAACCAGCGTTGACCGCTAGATACTGTTACAGATTGACCAGAAGCAACTGTGACAGGACCAACAGACAATCCATTGTTACCCGTAGCAATCGTATAACTTGTGCTTATAGTTGCATTGTTAATGTTAATGCCGTTGCTTGATATTTGAACTGGCGCAGTCAATTCACCCGTGCTTGGCTTATACAAAAGTTTTGCATTGCCAGTATAAAGTGTGCTTGCCGTTCCACTTGTTGCATTTACAAAAGTTGGATAAACATTTGTTGCGGTTGTTGTGTCATTGGTTATAGAAATACTTGCCGCGCTTGAACCGCTATAACCTGATACTCCGCTGAATCCGCTAAAGCCGCTTGTGCCGCTTCCAGAGTATCCGCTTCTACCAGAGTAACCCGATATGCCAGAACCACTATATCCGCTAATTCCAGAAAATCCACTTATGCCACTACCAGAATAACCGCTTCTGCCTGAGTATCCAGAGATACCGCTAAAACCAGAAAAGCCAGAAATGCCAGAACCAGAATAACCCGACATGCAAGAGAACCCAGAAATTCCTGAGAATCCACTAAAGCCTGAGAATCCAGATATGCCCGACCCTGAATAACCAGATACACCAGAACCGCTATACCCAGAAATTCCTGAGAATCCGCTTATCCCACTAAATCCACTAAAGCCTGAAAAGCCACTTACACCAGAACCAGAGTAGCCAGAAATTCCGCTAAAACCTGATGTGCCGTCTGTGCCTGAGTAACCGCTAATACCAGAACCAGAATATCCTGATATACCAGAATAACCACTAATGCCGCTACCTGAAAATCCACTTATGCCTGAACCTGAGTATCCAGAAATGCCTGAGAACCCGCTTATGCCACTTCCTGAATAGCCGCTTATTCCTGAACCTGAATAGCCAGATGTGCCTGAGTAACCAGACAAACCGCTTCCAGAATAGCCTGAGATACCAGAGCCGCTATAACCACTAATGCCTGAACCAGAATAGCCTGATGCGCCTGAATATCCCGACAGACCGCTAAAACCTGATATGCCACTAAATCCGCTTGTGCCGCTATACCCGCTTTGGGTATACATTACTTGCGTAGCAGTCAAGATTACAGAAGGCGTTAATGGATATGTTGCATTGCCAGCAAGAGTTTCAAGGTAGACATTTGCATTTGTTGTGTCCCAGAAAAGTTGAAACACATCATTTGCTAAAACATTTAAAACATAGTTAACTGTTAAAACTTCAGATGAATATGCGCTACCTTGTTTGTCTGGCACATCAAAATGTGTATTACTATCAACAACATTAATTCCATTTTTCTTTAACCAAACTTGCGTAGTCCCCAAAGCCGTGCTGTGGTTTGTGAACTGTATGGAATAGGTAATGCTATAAGTTCCAGCATTAGTAAATTGCCATTGGCTTGCCGATATGAGGGTTACACCATTGTTGCCAGCCGTTGTGTTTAGCGTGACAGCCGTTGGCGTATTGGCAGTTGTTGTTTGGTTTGTTGTGTCATAGAAAGAACCATAAGCCCCAACTGTTCCACCCAAACCAGCCGCGCCTGATTGTCCAGAATATCCAGATATGCCTGAGTAGCCAGAGATACCACTAAACCCAGATATGCCAGAAAATCCAGACCAACCAGATACGCCAGAACCAGAATAACCAGACACACCAGAAAAGCCAGAATACCCGCTTACACCGCTTCCAGAATATCCAGAAAATCCACTTGTGCCAATTCCAGAATAACCGCTTGTGCCTGAATACCCAGAGATTCCGCTTCCCGAATAACCGCTTATACCGCTTCCAGAATAACCAGAAACACCGCTACCGCTAAAGCCTGAATAGCCGCTAACGCCACTTCCTGAGTAACCAGAAATCCCGCTGTAACCAGAAGTTGCTAAACCGCTGTATCCGCTATAACCACTTGTGCCAATGCCTGAGTAACCAGAGTAACCGCTTGCGCCCTGTGGACCAACAATCTGTCCCCCGTCATACCAAGCCGTGCCGTTCCAAATCCACCAGTTACCATCATCCGCAACAATGTATGCGTCATTGACTTGGTTGCCGACCATTGGCAAATTTGCAACTGTGGCAACTTCACCTTTGATAGTAATAGAAACACCTTGCTGACCACTAGCACCAGAGAATCCAGAAAAACCAGAAATGCCGCTACCAGAAAATCCTGAATATCCACTTATGCCACTTCCCGAATAGCCAGATATTCCGCTAAAGCCTGATGAGCCAATTCCCGAATAGCCAGAGAAACCGCTAAACCCAGAAACGCCAATCCCAGAGTAACCAGAAATTCCAGAACCGCTAAAACCAGAGTAGCCAGAAATCCCGCTAAAGCCACTTGTTCCAATTCCGCTAAAACCAGAGTAACCAGAAACTCCAGAACCAGAATAGCCACTTATACCAATACCGCTATAACCTGAGAAACCGCTTATTCCAGAATAACCAGAGATACCACTAATGCCGCTACCTGAAAATCCGCTAATGCCTGAGTACCCAGAATAGCCAGATGCACCAGAATAGCCAGAGAAACCGCTAGGACCATATAAACCACGATCAATGTTAATTGTTTGCGTGGCAGTAGGGGTTACCTCAACGGCAATGTTGTTTTCATTAACAACTGTGACTTGTATAGACATATCAATTCACCACACCATCAGAACGAACCAAGAACAACAAGAAAATTATTTGGTCTTGCGCGGGGTTTGTTCCAGCCACAGGAAAACTTAATTTGATGCGACCACTAAACGCTACAGGGTCTGTTGCGTTAATGTCTAATTGTGGGTCTGTAGAAATAACTGACCAAGTAGATTCATCAATGACTAAAGTAAACAATCCTGATGCGTTTACACGATTAGAAATGGTTAGGTTTACTGCCGTTGGCGTTGATACTGTGTAATCCGCAATATCAAAACTTAGTCCATACCGCGTATCAATTAAGTTGGAAATCTGCCTACGAATAATCTGTGCGTCAATAGTAACGCCAGTTAAATCAATAGGTATGCCATCAGTTGCAAGGGCTAAATTCCAAAAGGTTTTTTGGTTGTAAACAAGTTCGCCAGAAATGATCTGGTTGTCAAACCCCGACACTTGCGTAAGGGTATTCTTAGAAAATAGTGCCATGACAGTTCCCTGTTCTCAGGTTGTGACGCGCCCCGCGTACTCGCAAGGTTCGGATGTCTTGTCTTGTTTGTATTGTGCCGTAGTTTAACCTAGCGGTCAAGCCCAAACAGAGGATGGCTTAACTGGAAACGCAATGTAGCCAGCCGTGGGGTTTATTGCAATCTCTCGCAATGCCACTCTGTATGTAATATATTCTTGCGTGTTAACAAGTCGTGGCGTACTTGTCAAAGCAGACACGCTAGGAATTTCTGACCAATCGGTTTCAGCCAGCAACGCTTTTGCTTTTTGCGAATTAAAACTTGCGGATGCATTTGAGTTTGCAAGTTCTGTTGCTTGCTCTAATGTGTATTCGCCTGTTTCGTTTGTCCAAAATTCTGTCCTGTCAATCTCCAATTCGCTCAACAAATTCCATGAAACTGATTGAAAAGAAGCATACAAATAGCCTTGCGGGATTTCTGGTTGCGTAAAGTTTATTGTTGTTTGTTTTGGATAGACAAGTGCTGAGTAATTCATCTTATGCCTTTACTTGTAAGATCATTAATGTTGCCGCATTAAAGTATGTTTCAACTTCTGTAAAAGAAGGTGCAATAACAACACCACCAAAATAACCAGTTGTTGTTGCTGAATTATCACCATAGGCAATATACCTTCGCCATATTCTGTATCTAATATTAGTTGCTGACGGGGCTTGTGCGGCAATATCAAACTGCAAATTAAATGCACCACTATTTATAAAGTTTCTATTAAACCCGTATATGGTTGTGTAGTTTGCAGAAATAGACTTAATTCTGGCTGGATAACCAAATGTTGTATATGCCGTATAAGTTGAACCATTATTAGTTGAGTAAGAATATTCTATGTATGCTTGTTGTACGACAAGTGCTGGAGGTGCGCTATTACCAGCAGTAGTGCAACCTAAACCAAGTTGCGTAGTTAACAATAAAAATATGGGCTTAGTGCTATCAAAGCCACTTGACCCAGAGTTTGTAATAGTTACTGGGCTTGTGTATTGATCATAAATTTGAGTGTTTGCAGTCCAATATTCTGTTGTTGTTGATGAGCCATATATTTGTGCTAATGATGTAAAGCCATTTAGATATGCATTTGTTCCATTAAATGTTATGTTTGTTGTGGCGTTACCCATAACAAATCTTCCATTGCTATACAAATGCGTACCCGTACCCGTCATTGTGTTGCCACTTACTGCTGGAGATGTACCAACAATAATTTCACCCGCAGTAAGCGTTCCCATGTCTGCTGTAATTGCTGACAATGTGCCAACTTTTAAACTACTGATGTATGGCGTAGACCATGCCGTAGTGTTTGTTGCTGGGTTGTATAAGCCCTCTGATTGAAATAGGGAATTGGTACTTGAGGGGTCTGGGTCGCTTGCCACCCATGTGGCGGTAAATCCCCATGTTGCCAATGATTCTGCGCCACTAGGGAAAGATGCCCCGCCACTTGTTGTAATCGTTCCGCTTACTGGCGTTGGATTACTTGGTACTCTTGCAAAACAAATACGCGAAGACGTACCTTGCGACCCGTTTATAGACAATGCCGCCAAAGTAGAACCAGTTGTCCAATTTATAGTTGTAGTTGCTGTTCCTACTGCCGCACTTATGTTTTTAGTTGCTGACCATAATTTGTAACCCGCAGTTAAAGGGTTTGTTGGTATTGCAACTTCCCATCCATCTGCGGCTGTGTATGCGCTATTTGTAACAGTAGCCCATGTATAAGTTGAATTGCCCGTTGGAGATGCTGGTGTTGTTGCAAGCCATTGATACAAAGATACAGTAGCAACTTGCAATCCCGCGCCTACGGGTGACCATGCAAAGACGCTACTTAAACTACTAATTGCTGATTGGCTTATATCGTTGCCGACTAGGTATCCAAAGTAATAATTTCCTGATGGCAATGAATTGTTTAAGAAATTAACAGTTGTTGCATTTGTAAACGGCAAAGAACTTGGATTTTCAAATGTGGCTAGGCTTGCCCAATCTGATGCCGTAGGCGTTGCAGATGTTGTGTAGAAAAGATTAATAAAAGTAACTCGACCCGTTGTAGGTATTGTTACTTGCACATTAAATGTTGGAACAGTTGCACTTGGTGCAGACGAAGTTACAGTTGGCGCGGTTAACGCAGAAAAATAAATTGGTGATGGCAACCCGCTATTAGGCGCGGGGCTAAATGCCGTAATGCTTATATCATCAAAAACTTGTGCATTGTATTCATTCAATTCTAGTTTTGCACCAAGCGTTCCATCTTCTAAGGCTATTTCATTTACTTTCATTACGCGGAATAATTTATTATTCCAACCATAGCCGCTATTAGTTACAGCAATTACATTGCCCGCGTCAACTTGTATGCCGTAATACGTTGTAGAAAAATTAACAATTAAATCTTCTCTTGCTTGCTCAAGCATACGATTTGCTAAATACGTTGCTTGTATGTTGTTGTTTACATAATCTAATGTTAAAGAATATTTATTAACTGGTTCATTAGGATACAAAAGCCCAACTGGTGTTTCCACATTTACATAGGCGTATTGATCTTTGTTATCTTTGTTTGGAAACTTGGCTTCTACTTTATTTATTGAACTTGCTATGTCAATACAACTAACTTGTATTTCACCAATAATATTTGTATCGTCAAAATAATAAGAGGTTGTTTCCGCCTTATTGATTACGATTGACCATTTTCCATTAGGCGGGTTATACGCCATCCATGAATCACACGATACAAGTATTTTGCTAAGATTTGATAAAACATTCTGACCAGCATTTACTACTCCATTAATAGTGTATCTGCGTTGCGTTGCACTACCGCCACCGCTTGGAATGTATGTAATAAGTTCATCAGAGTATGTGTTTAATGCATCTCTAGTTGTTGTATCAACATAAGTTGCATCTACTGCACCTCCGTAAACTGAATTAGTTAAATAGTCATACCAGCAATCGGCTGGTCTTGCTCTATTAAGTCCATTGAGGTTTTGTGTGACGTTAAATGTCACGGGCGTAAGTTGTGTTGTATTTGCTTCTCTGTTATATGTAAGTTTAATAATAGCAAAAGCCAACCCATTCATATTTCTGTTAGTGCTTGACCATCTTAGACTTGCTTCTAATCCTGATGACGCGCCCATAACATCCCACGGCATCAAAGCAGTATTTGCCCCACTAACTACGCCAGCAGTAGTAGATGTATACAAATAGATTTCTAAATTGCCAGCAATTGTTGTGTCTACATTTGGCGGTATTGCTTGATCTGCAAGACTTGCGACTGCTGGATTACCCGCACCAGCAAAAGCAATTTTTCTATCGCCAAAATACATATCAGATGTGTCGTATGTAAATGTTCCAGTTGGCGAAATGCTACTTACAGCCAAAACATAATACATAACCTTTTGATCGGTAGTTAATGCCGCATCTACGAATGTGCCGCCTAAATATGCTTTGCCATAAACGATTGGGATTGTGTTTGCAGTTGATGGAGGTATCTGTTGCCTAGTGCCTTGATCGGTTGGTTCTGGCGGTACTGCGCCACCACCTTCTGCAAATATTGCATTCATAACATACGACAAAGCGTAGTTAACAACAAATGAAACTATGATTTGTTCAATAGTAATTGTTGCGGCATACGCTATTAGAGTTGCTGGCATAGTTCATCCTTAAAGTATCTGGTTTCCAGATATTTATAGCCGCGTTTTTCGTAATTAATAGTTGGGCTTGTTGCCATCTTTGTGCAACAAATCATATCTATTTCTTTTTGTTCTAGCATTGCATGAGCAGTTTCATTAAATGTAGTCCACAATCTGCCGCCTAATGTTGTATTCCTTTTTTCTGGCTTTACCCACCACGCTAATTCATGTAACTCGTACACAGTAGGTCGCCATATGTTTTTTATTTTTATTGCGGCTATAAAACCATTTAGGTTTTCATCTACAAGAATAAAGCCCTTTCCTACAATTAAGGAAAAAAATAAATCTTGCACATAAGTAGCGTTGTTTTGTTTTGAATTGTTTTGTGCTTGTGTTGGCGATTCATTTGCATAATGACGCATCATTTCTACAAGACAAGGCAAATCATATTTTGTTGCTTTTCTTATCATTCTGCACTAGCGTTTGTTTGTGTTTGTTGTTTAACGGGCGCACCAAAATCAAAGAACGTACTTTGTATAACTTCCACTCTATTCATGCTAGTGTCGTTAGGATAAAAAGTTTGCCATGAATTTTGATTTGTAATCACTCCAGCCAATCTATTATCTAAAACTCTCCTCATGCTTGATGATGATATAGAACAAGTTGCTATGCGTGTTCTTAATTTAATATCAAAAGATTCATTAATACTTACGTTGCTTATGATGCCCTGATAGCGTTTAAAAAATTGTTGCGTAGGCGTAGTAATTATTTGATTATTAGTGTCTAAAAATCCCCTAAATATT